AAAAAAATCCAACTAGTGAAAATTTCTTAAAATTAAGAGCAAGAAGAAAAAATAGATTAGCTTTTGAAAGAGAACAAGCACTACCAGCAGAACAAAAAGCAGAGCTTAGAAAAAAAGATTTAATAGCAGAAAAAAAATGGAGAGCTAGTGGTAAAGGACAGAGTTATTATAATAATTTATTAGCAAAAGATGGAATTTTTCCAGCAAGAACTGCACAAGAAAGAGTGTGGCGTGATATATACAGAGCTTCCAAACAATCAAAAGAAGATAGTAGATTTAAAATAAAATATCCTAAAAACATAGAAATAGATCCAAAAACAAATTTACCTAAAAAAGTTAAAGCAAAAAGTGGTAAGTATTATATTCCGTGGGACAGATATTATAAAAACGTTTCTTTTTATGATACTCAAACTAAATCAACAATTAAATTTGGTAATATGAGAGAATGGATGAAAAACAACATTAAAGGTGGTGGTAAAAAATATGATAACGCTATTCAAAATTATAATATTAGACAAAACATATCCGACTTTGATGTAGATGGTAAATCATTAGGTTCTATTGCTAAAGAAAGAAAAACAGGTATTTATGCAAAAAAATTAACTACTCCAGCAGCTGTTAATCATATAAGTGGTTTAAATAATTTTTGGGATACAGAAATTACAACATCCACAGGTAATGCTCAATTAAATGATAAAGTTCAAAGTAGAATATCAGCATACAAAAATGCTTCAAATCCAAATATAAAAAATAGAATTATGAAACAAATGAAAGCTGAAATAAATAAAATAAAAGGTGGGGCTACTTTAGTTATTGATGGACAAACAATTGGTAAAAAACCTACACTTAGAAAAGTAAGTAATGCTTTAGCTAATGAATTAAATGTTGATCTTTTAAAATTAGCTGGAACAGTAGATCCTAAATGTAGAACAAAAGCTGTTGAAGGTGGACGTATGGGTTTTCAAGATGGATTAAGTGCAGAAGTTTGTTTAGGTAAAGCTAAACAAGTTATTAACAAAGGTTTAAAAAATGGTTTTAAAGAAGGTGCTGAAGCCATGCTAGCGACTAAAATATTACAAGCTGGTAAGGGTTTAAAAAATATGGTTGCATTAAGAAATATATTAGGTCCAGCAGCGGTTGGTTTTACTGTAGCTGCAGAAGCAGGGTTAGTTGGTTATGACATGTTAACAACAGGTAAATCATTTAAAGCAGCTGTAGGAGATAGTTTATTTAATTATGCATTAGGAGATAAAACTAAAATAGATACTAAAAAAGAAAGATACAAAGGTTATGCAGATGCTGGTTTAGATGCAAATCAAATAGGTAAAATATCTCAGTATGAAAATTCATTAGATGAAATTAATAATGTGTTTGCAGAATTTGGTAAAGAAAATCAACTTTACAGAGATAAGTCATTATATGGACCTAGAATGTCTAACGCAGTAAAACAAAAACAAATTAAAATGTATAATGATCAAGTAAAAAGTAATAAAGCGTTAATTCAAGATCTAGCAAGAACACAAACAGAAGATAGATTAAATAAAATTGATTTTACAGGAATGCCACTAAGAATATCAGAAGCAGATATTTTAAGAAGAAAAAATGAGTTACAAAAACCTCTTCCTACTTTTTATCGAGATGCTATAAGAGGTCCAAGATACAAAGAGTCTTTACAACCTATTTTAAACTACCCACAAGGAACAGTTGATACAATGTTAACTGGCAGTATAAACAGACCCTTTTCATTTGCAAGAGGTGGGCTATCGGGCGGTGATACATCAGGGCCACCACCAGAATCAGGACCTATGTCACAAGGGTTGCGTTCATTATATAAAAATGGTAGAAAACTATAACGGAGAATAAATGGCAGATATAGATAAAGCTCTCCCGAACACTCGTACTAAATTAGAAGTTCCTGGGCAGGAACAAGAGGTCGATGTTGCGGAGCAAGAACAACAAAAAGGACCAGTAGAAGTAACACCAGAAGAAGATGGTGGTGCAACGATTGATTTTGATCCAAGTGCTGTAAATCAACCAGGCACAGAATCACATTTCGATAACCTTGCAGATATTTTACCAGAAGAAACTTTAGATCCAGTCGGATCAAAACTTAGAAACGATTACAAAGATTATAAAGCGTCAAGAAAAGATTGGGAACGATCTTATATAAATGGTTTAGATCTTTTAGGTTTTAAATACGATAATCGTAACGAACCTTTTCAAGGAGCAAGTGGTGCAACTCACCCAGTGCTAGCAGAAGCTGTAACACAGTTTCAAGCGTTAGCTTACAAAGAATTATTACCATCAGATGGACCAGTAAGAACACAAATGCTAGGTGTATCTAATCCTGCAAAAGAACAGCAGGCACAAAGAGTAAAAGATTTTATGAATTACCAAATTCTAGATCAAATGAAGGAATACGAGCCAGAGTTTGATCAGATGTTATTTCATCTACCTCTAGCAGGTTCAACTTTTAAAAAAGTTTACTACGATGATTTATTAGGGAGAGCTGTATCAAAGTTTATCCCTGCAGATGACCTTGTTGTTCCGTATACGGCTACCTCATTAGACGATGCGGAATCAGTCATCCATGTTATAAAAATTTCTGAGAATGATTTACGAAAACAACAAGTAAATGGTTTTTACTCAGATGTAGAATTATCAAAACCGTCTGATGTATCAGATGCGGATAAAGTAACAGACAAAGAACGTGAATTGGAAGGACTTGCTAAAACAGCAGGTGGAGAAAAACTTTACACGTTGTTAGAGTGTCATGTTAATTTAGATTTAGAAGGTTTTGAAGATGTTGGCGAAGATGGTGAACCAACAGAAATAAAATTACCTTACGTCGTTACAATCGAAGAAGGTAGTCAAAAAGTTTTGTCTGTAAGACGAAACTATGCGCCCAATGATCCACTTAAAAATAAAATCCAATATTTTGTCCACTTTAAATTTCTGCCAGGACTAGGATTTTATGGATTTGGATTAATACATATGATTGGCGGATTGAGTCGTACGGCAACGGCGGCTCTCCGTCAATTGTTAGACGCAGGGACTTTATCAAACTTACCCGCAGGTTTTAAACAAAGAGGTGTTAGAGTAAAAGACGATGCAACACCAATACAGCCAGGAGAATTTAAAGATGTAGATACTCCGGGTGGCAATCTAAAAGATGCCTTCGTATTCCTTCCATACAAAGAACCATCAGCAACTTTATTACAGTTGATGGGAATAGTTGTTCAAGCAGGACAAAGATTCGCGTCAATTGCTGACATGCAAGTCGGTGACGGGAACCAACAGGCGGCTGTTGGTACGACTGTAGCTCTTTTAGAA